TCCTTGAGATGTGTTTGGTACATGTCTGAATTCGTGAACCATAACGCCGTCAACCATTAAGCTAGAAGATCCAGCAAATAGTTCGTTGTTTGGTCCTCTGATGCCAGCACTTCTTACGTTAGATAAGAAGTCTGAGTCTAGCTTCAGATCAGCCATTACTTGTGGAGTAACAAAAAGATGGAACATCTCTTCATTACCTGCGCCTCTCATACCTCTAATGTATTGGTCTTTAGCAAATGCTTTTAATTCCACAATAGACTTGTAAGACATTGTGTCAGCAGCAACTAAAGCAGAAGTATCACCAGCAACTAGTCCACTAGTCGCATCAATTCTTCTGTGTCTGTTAGAAGTAGGAGCAGTTATATCAGCATTAAATGCTAAGTCAGATAAATTAGCACCTGAACCTAAAGTAGGTCTTGTAGCAGAAGAACCACCGATATTGTTGTTCTTTCTGTTATAAGAAATCCCAGCTAAGGTTAAGAACGCTAACTGATCCATACGATCTGCCATTGCATATGCAAGTGCATCTCTTGAATGCTCACGGAAGTTGACAACAGATTTTTGATCTGCAAGACGGCCAGAAAGTCTGTTTGCAAATCTCATTTGATCTAGTTGTACAACGATGTCGTATGCTCTTAATGCTTCTTCATTACCTTCAAGAGTGTTGTCTCCAACGATACCGTCACCAGTCATGTCAGCAAGAAGTGTTAAAACAGCTCTTGCGCCTTTTTCTGATTGAGTAAGTTCAGTTATTTGCTGAACCATTGCGTTGGGTCCACTACCCGCAAATTGGTTAATGAAAGACATATTTCGAGCTACACGCCAAAAATCACGAGACCAGATAGTAAGCTGTTCACTGGTCAACGCGCTAAAGTTTGTATTAGCCATAAGGCCCTCCAAATAAAATTAAATTAAATAACCAATCGCTATTTGGGGCGATATCCCGTATACCCTTTATCGTTGGGATACGATATCGTTAATTTAACGAGCACGACCTCGAGCAGTTAACGTCGTTGCAGACGAATTAGGCGATTTTTATACTGAACGACCAGTTGTTGGATATCGTTCCAACGGACGAATTCTTAAATAATATACTACTCTTTAATCAAAGTCACCACGTAATCTTCGTAAAGTATCTTCCGGTAGTGCACTAAATTCATCATCAGACATTACATTTATATCTACTACTTTTTTATTTTGAGTAGACTCGCCTTTCATTTCTGGCGGTTGTGCTTGTGCAGCTTCTACTTTTTTCTTAACTGTAGCTTTTTGTTTTTTCTGTTGTACCGCTTTTGTTAAAGTAGGTGCAGGGTCAACCACTTCAGTTTCACTACCTTGTAATAACTCTGGTTTTTTACTTAATAAAGTAACTTCAGTAGCTTTTGCTAACGAATCAGCTGCGCCATAACCTTGGTAAATAAAAGCATCACGTAATTCCATAACTTCGTTAGTTAAAGCTTCATCATAAACTTTACTTTTTTCATCAAAAATAGGAAAGACTTCCATAATTTCAGATGCTTTTTGACTTAATTCATGTTGCTCACGATCTTGTTGTACTGTTTGACCCATCTTACTTTGCATTTCAGACATTAGCTGTTCTCTTTCTGCAGTTCTAATTTCTTGTCTAAGTAAAGCAGCTTTTTCTGTTTCGCCTTCTAACACTAAATCTTGATAAGTTTTTTCTTGTGCTACAAAATCATATTCCGGTGTTTTTGTTTCTTCAGTTTCTTTACCTTCTATATCTTGTAGACGTTTTTGCATTTCTTTATTTTTTGCAAGCACTTCATCAAGTCTAGACTTAGGCACCATAGGCGCTTTCTTTTCTTCTACTTCTTCCTCTGGTCCTTCTTCCACTGCCTCCACAGGTTGCTCATCATCTCCTTGAACTGCCTCTGGTTCTGGTGTTTCTGTTTCACCTTCTGGTTCTTCAGCTGGAGTTTCTTCGACTTGCTCCTCTGCAACTTCTTCTGTTGTTTCCTCTGCAACAACCTCATCTTCTGTTTCTTCTTCTTCAACCTCTGCCTCCGTAGTTTCGGGTTCTTCTTCAAAATTCATATCAACTTGGAAAGGTGCAACATCTTCTTCAGTTTTTGCATCTGCTCCGGGCATACTGTCAAACTCTAGTTCTTCAGTAGTATTGTCTTTTTTAGCCATTAGTTACCTCCTGTGGTTCTTTTCATAGCTTCGGCAGCTAATTTAGTTGCCGCTTGGGTTTCACTTTGTCCTTGCCTCATTTGATTAGTTAAAGCAGATAACTGTTCACGTAAGGCGAGTTCTTGTTGCTTCATTTGCATTTTACTTTGTATCTCAGCTACTTTTATTTGTGGATCAACTGTAGTTTCCTGTGCTTTTGCCATATTTAATTGAGATAAAGATTGTAAATTCTGTACTTCAGCTTCCATCTTAGCAATCTCCAGCTGTATTTTTTGTATTTCAGCTTGTGCTTGGAAGGCTTGAAGTTGTGCTTGTTCTTCAGATGGTGGTTCCATACCTTGCATTATACGGATACGTTGTGCAACTTCACCTTTTTTAGCTAGGTGTGAGTAATCAACAATTAAATCATCAGGGATTGGTACGCCAACTTGTCTAAGTTGTATCGCTTCAGCAAATTGTACTTCATCATAATTATCTCTAGTAGGCATAGTACCTATAACTACTTTGTATTCACCTAAGGTTAAATCATTAATAATATCTCCTTCAGGAGTCATCTGATTTATTCTAATAGGAATTTCAGGTTTCATTGGATCACTTTCATCAGTGATTTGAATTAATCTTTCTTCAGTGTAGTACGCTTGTACTAATTTTAAAATGTGTTCAGCTAAATACTGTCTAGTTTTTTGTAAATTATCTAAAGGCACTTGGATCATTAAAGAGCCACGATTTTGTTTTGCTTGAATGGCTACCCCTGAAACTTCAGGAGCATCGGTGCCTAACATAGCATCGCTAATACCACTGATAGTTTTTATATTAGCAGCAGCTTTTTGACTTATACGATCTAAGCCGGTGGGAATCTGATTAGGTGGTATCTTCGCAGGGGGGGAGGAGCCGCGATTGTACTCTAATACTAAACCAGTTTCCGCACCGTGTTCCTCGAGATCATCCGCGGTCATGCCTTGTAATGAACCTGTTTCTACAATCCAACCACTGTTAGCTGTAGTATTTACAATATGAAGTTCTTGTGAGCTTATTTTGTTTAGTTGTTCTTGGGGTGAAATTAAATTTCTAACAATACCAAAAGGTCTACCTCTACGCCAATATGGGAAGTAAGGCACAATAGTAAAACATTCATAAGGAGACCAGTCATCATGTAATACAACTTTATCGGCAGTTACTGTCCAACGTACTTTACGATCTAAACGAGTAAGTATATCTAAACCATAGTCGTCAGCGAACTTTTCTCTTTTACGTTTAGTCCAATTCTGTGGAACTACACGCATGTCGCCAGTTACTTCATCAACATAATACATACACTCTTTTAATTGATAATATTGCCTTTCTACTACTCTAATAGCACGAACTTGCCTATTTTCTTCTGGGTTAGCCGTGCTGCTTTGGTTATATTCAACACCAGTGTAAGTATCACCATATCTAGTTTCTTCATACTCAACAGAGTCGGTACCCATGGTATCCCCGTATTCTGCTGCTACTCTTAGACGGTCTGCTTCTTTTTGACCATATTGTTCTTCAATCTCATCTAAACTCATCCATTTAGTTTCAAATATTTCATTCCAAGTTTTTGGGTCATATTCTTTTGCATCGGGGTCAATAAGAATATCTATTGGATCTTTAGTAGTTATACGTACTTCACCTTGAATGTGATCGGTAAAATCTATACGAACATCAAAATACCCACGGTCTTGAATAAGACCATCAGAAAATACCTGTCCTTCTAACCAATCTAATTTGTTATTAGCAGAGATTTGTAAATATAATTTATTTAAAACATCAGCAACTTCTTGAGAGCCATTACCAACTGGTTTAAAACTAACATCTGCTCTTCGCGTACTTTGTTCACCAAGCACAGTGTTAACCGTAGGAAGTATTGTATTGATTGTTAGAGCCGGACGACCTTCATCATCTAAGGTAGCAACATCAGCTGGGTCCCACTGATTGCCTCGATAGAAAGCATCACATTTTTTTGCTGTCTCGATATAGTCAAGATGGCCATTGTCGCGCGCACGTTCGTAACGCTCGAACTGATTAGTAGCTATTAAATGCTCTTCTTCCTTACTAAGTCTCTTTTTCTTTTTATGATACATTAAGAACTCATTGCTGATTTACGTTTGTCAGTCTTAGCTAGATATTTTAGTTTATCTCGCCAAGAAGGTACATGCTCTATCTTCTCTACAAAAGTAGCGAATTCAGTCATCATTAATCCTATCCATGCTAACGCATCCACTTGGTCATCATGCACCCCGTTTGGAAAACGCAAAAGTTCCGCAATAAGCGGACCAACCCATACCGGATCTTGTGGAAAGTATACCATGCCCTGTTGCATTCTACCTTGAATCGCACGACCCCTTGCTTCTTTGTCACGTCGTCCTACTTT